GTTGACCATCTCCGACACCAACAAAACAGGAATCGCTGCTGCGGTCAGGAAGCATGGAGCCGCTGTCGTCCAGTCTCGCCTTTATCAGTGTGCACACGGGAAGACTCACCCGAGTCTGCTTTCCAGCTAGCAATTCATGTCTGCATTTACCCGTTTCAACTCCATGACACAACCTGCCATCTTCAATCTCGGGCAAGGCCAATCATCCAATTGCGTCTCCTCAGTCTTAGCCTCGTTCATTTACTCCGCTCGAGCTTTAGACACCGAAAGCCGTTTCATCCTCCCCTTTAACATCGCTGACCCGGTGAAGTATCTCACTGAAAACGTGTACTCTAAGGACAGTGTGACATCACTCGGTGAACAGCTTGCAGTCTACAACAATGGTGTGACGCCCTCTGCTCTCCGCTCTTTCCTCCAATCCAAGCCATGTTACACTAACATCAACGGTACACCTTTCAAAATAAATGCGGTCTTCTTCTCGGCGACGACGACAGACGGCTACATTTTTCCCGAGCAACGTGGCACTAAGCTATACCCTGAGTCCCTCATTTAGAGAGAGGTTAACGTGCCAATTTATGTCGGACTAGCGGAGTGCCAAGGCAGAGAGATCCTACACGCCTGGGCCATATGCCCCCGTAATACGTTATTCGTCCACGGCCCGTTGTCACACAACCCGCCTGCCGAACCCTATCGCGGCTCTTATGCCGAAGTAGTCACCAAACTCGATATTTCCCATCGCTGGTAGTCTGAACCGATGAGTTGTTGTTGCGGGGCTTGCAATCGCTTACCCCAAAACCATGACGCGTTGCTGCACTCCTATCTGCAATCATCCGCCGAGCTCCCATACCCTCGTGGTGCCACTCCCCCCTGCAAGGATTGTGTGCGGCGCATCGGCATCATGACCACACTGCCACCCCACCATGTCCGGACTGACGACCTTTCCTTGTGGTACGTCTACATGCCCACCCTGGAACGCGCCCTCGCCCACCTGCGTGGAACTCGTGCTAAGTACATGCCCGGAGTCCATAAGATGTTACGACAACTCCCTACGGAGTATTGCGCTCCGATGGCCCGTCATGTCAAAGGTGAGTTCGCAGAGTTTGATCAGCACATGAACATATCAGATAACTCCCACCTTACCGGCATCCGCACGCCCCTGAGGGTCACGCAGAAGATACAGGCAGCTGTTTCCACTCACGTGCCCCGTAGCTCCGCTCACGTCCTCGTCTCCGACTCTCCTTTCGACGACTCCGTCCCCGAGTTTGGCCGCAAGATCCTCACCAGCACCTGTAATTCTCCCAGCACTATCTTTTGGCGGGACGACATTGCAATCACTTCCTTCGACCATCAGCCTCCCTCATGCCATCCCTACTCTGGGGCGGTTGCGCAGGTTGGCCCCATCATTAATCACGGAACAGGCACGGCCCAATATGTCTCCTGCAAGTGCAAAATTCAGTTGCTCTATTCGCTAAATCGGTACAAGAGCGGCACAGCATGCCCCATTTCAAAGTCCATGGATGCGTTCGAGGATGACTACAAAAGGATGATCGACAGCCATTTCACCGATGACTCCACTTCGGTCGATTGGAACGACTACATCGAAGGCGCTGTGAAGTTTACCATGGAGCAGCGTCACACCCTCACCTCAAAAATTTCCGCCATTAACGCGCTTGACGATGTCCTGCGCAACTAAATTCCCGTGAAGCCTGTTGTCCGTTGCCACTGCAAAACCGAGGTTCTTACTAACGACAAACGTGGCCGGTTAATCATCCACCCCCCTCCATTCCTCAAATGTTTCCTCTCGTCCGTGTACGGCCGCATTCATGAACAAGTTTATGCGTCCCCCCACATGATCAAAAAGAAGACCACCACTGAAATCGCAGAGATAATCACCGCGTATCAGCAGAAGTACTAATTTTGCGGGGTGTCCGATTACACTGCGTATGACGGGTCCCAGCTTGCCCGTCACGGCCGCATTGAATTCCACGTCATCAAGCGCATATGTGGTTTGAACACAGCGAACATGTGGTCCCACTTTGTCCTTGGTACCGTTGCTCTCGAGAACCCCGGCCTCCGCGCCCTCTTGCCTCAGCAATTACACTCCGGAAAATTGACTACTTCCCTTACGAACACGTACGGCAACCAGCTCGTCATCACCCATGCGTTCAACAAATTAAAACAGCGGCTTGGTGTTGATTATGATTTCCTCGTAGAAGGCGACGATAACATCATTTTCTGCAATGACCCCAAGACCTTCAATGACGCTCTTGCTATCATCAAGTCTCTTGGGTTCATAGCCACAACCGAGATCTACCAGAAGCTTGAAGATGTTGAGTTCGTTGGCATGCACTTCCACACGCAAACCGACGCCAACGGGAAAACCCACCACGCATCGTACCGTGCC